TATTTTTGATAATGTTTTTGGACGCGGTTTTGAGCACTGCGCCACATAAGTGCACAAATGGTGGTCTAGAATATTATTACCTAGACCACCTGTGTCGTGTGCACTTTTAGTGTAACGTAATACAAATAAGGGTCTGATTACGTCATCAGCCTTTTCAGCCCCTTTTCAGCCCCTTGTAGCCTCCTTTTGTATATATAAGGAGGCCGTTTCCCTCTAGAATTATGCGAACCCGTCGGATAGTCTTTACCTACAATAACTACCCTCCTGAGTATAATGACGACGCAGCTCTTAACGCCTGGCTCGACTCACTCGGGGCACTCTATTGCATTGCCGGTCGGGAGGTCGCCCCTGGTACCGGAACACCTCACTTACAGGGATACGCCCAGTACGTTAATCCGAAGTCCATCACCGCCTTTAGACGATTATTTATGGGATGTCACGTGGAGCCCGCCCGTGGGACCGGATCCCAATCCCGAACTTACTGCTCTAAGGATGGCAGCTTTTGCGAGAGAGGTATCCCCCCCACCGATGAGAACCCCGGGAACCGGGAGAAGCAGCGTTGGGAGGACGCCCGTTCCTTGGCTAAGGAGGGCAAGTTCGACCAGATTCCCGCTGATATATACATCCGATACATCGGAAACCTCCACCGGATCTATCGAGAGATTCTCCCGCCCTTGGAGCCCCTCCCCGCTACCTGCGGGCGTTGGCTCTTGGGAAGAACTGGATCTGGTAAATCTAAGGGAGTGCGATCAGCCTTCCCGTTAGTTTATCCTAAACCATTAAATAAATGGTGGGATGGTTATGATGACCATACCCATGTTTTACTTGACGACGTTGATCATAATCAAAGTTCATGGATTGGCAATTTTCTTAAAATTTGGTCCGATCATTATCCCTTTATTGCAGAAAAGAAAGGAGGTTCGAGGCTTATTAGGCCCGAATTAATAATTGTAACTAGTCAGTATTCTATTCGAGAGTTGTTTAATGATAATGAATTAGTATTAGCCTTGGAACGTAGGTTTCAAGTAATTAATGTTAATAAAGATGAACCCATTGAATGGGTTTAACCGCCGAAGGCGGCTAAGAGGCGCTTGCGCCGATATTAGGGGTTTTAGGGTTTTAGGGTTCACCCATAATTCTGTTTTAAAACTTGGTTTTATTTCTGTTTCATATACTACTTTGGGGGTTTTTTTGTGCTAAAACATTATGGTTGTACTTCCAGTAGTACATTGTCCACTTTTCCGGTTCCGCCGTCTTTTTCATATAGTGCTGCTGCATTTGTTGCCAAGTCTGCTGAGAAGTCGAGGAACAAAGATGGAGTTCTGTGTACGTGTCGAACTGTTTCAGTATGACGTAGAATTCCAATTATTTTAGCGGGAGCTGTTGTAATGGTTCCAATTGTACCCAGTAGGTTGCTGCTGTCTCCAATATCTCCGTAAATTTTGACAATGAAGTACTTTGTCATTCCTTTAAGTTGTCCGCCGTTTACGGGAAAACCATTCCACTGAATTTCTCTGTTTGCGTTGTCTGTGAAGTTGAATTCATGTTCTGCTCCTTCTGCCATTCGTACTTTATGAGAATAAAGTATTTTCCAGTACTTGTTGAATCTTGGTGAACTTCCTATTTTGTATTCGCAAGGGGTAACCAATACCCCTGAAGATATTGATGCCTTTACTGCTAGTTCAGCGGTTGAATCGCTGAGCCCATTTACGTAGTCATTTTGCCAGTTTCTTGCGATTTCATTTGTGTCTTTCGGCGTGATTATGAAGTATTCCATATGTACCGGTGAAGATCCTTGGTTTTTGAAAATGTAATTTGCTTTGAGTTTTTCGTAAACGAATTTTTGGTTTAAGTATCCACTTTGCAATAGTGGATCTCCTCTAACCCAAGAAGGTGTTGCAGACGCCGTACTTGTTGATCTGTAGTTTTCTGTTGTTTGTTGGAACAGAGTTCTGTAATCATCTGGAGTTTGTGTTGTTGTTACTGTGAACCATCTTGCTCTTCCCTGGGTTCCCAATAGGTTATTGGAAAATGCCAAGTTTTTCACTGTGTGTTTTCCGCTAACTAGATGTGCTTTTAGCCAACTGTCGTTCCCGCTGTGGTGTGTGAAAGAATCCATTGTTTTAACGTCATCACCCAGCCCGGAAGCCGCATTTTGTTCAATATCCTTTTTGACACGTTTATTCTGCTCTTCGGCTTTTCGTTTCTTAGCATTGGAAAGTGCTTTAAGAGCCCCTCCTGTTGCGGCTGCTGCCGTAGCGCCTCTAGCGATTCTATTGATAGCTCTTGAAGTTGATGGAATGGGGTTTGATGTCGGAGTTCTAGGGAAGGCCGTGCTGCCCATTCTTCTGATTTGGTTAAAGTTTGCTGCCCTGCTCGGTGCAATTCGTCGTAGGGGAATGCCGAGTCCGTTTTGTCGTGGAACGAATGATCTCCTGGCGAATCTTTGTATCGCCGGTATAGAGCGCCTGATCGCCGGCACAGCGTACCGGCGCGCCAATCCGTAGCCGATTCTTGCTGCATAAGCTGCCAT